CAAGAGCGACATTATCAAAGTTAAGTTGATGTCTGTCGAATGTAGCAAGTTCATATTCCTCCGTCATAGATAAACAGTTTGTAGGACAATACTCAACACAATTTCCACAAAAAATACATGCTCCAAAGTCAATTGAATAATTACGAAGTTCTTTTTTCTTCGTTTCTTTATTCATAACCCAGTCTACCACAGGTAGGTTAATTGGGCAAACTCTGACACAAACTTCACATGCTATGCACTTATCAAACTCATAATGAATTCTTCCCCTGTATCTCTCTGAAGGAATAAGTTTCTCATAGGGATACTGAACAGTTACAGGTCTTCTTCCCATATGGGATAAAGTTACTGAAAAACCCTGCAGAAGATATTTTGCAGAATCTTTAATTTCATTTAAGTAATTGAGTGCTTTTTTAAACATTAAGTTGTTTTTTTGGAAAAATACAAGTAATAAAGTAAAATGCAATAGCTTAAACTAGCTATAAAAAATAACTTTTCTATCATCTTTTTACATCATGTGCACAACCATCACCCTTGTAATTATCACTCTCATAAAACTCACTTCGAGTTCCGAAGTAAAGAGTGGCAAGAACAAAGGGAAATGAAAACCCAAATAGAATAATTCCAAAGTCCATTATCGATTAGAAGATTTGTATTGGATGTTATCTTTAATTGTATTATAATCGGAACTACTACCTGCCATAGCATTATTATCAACCATCATAACCTCATCAAATCCAGATTTTTCTATGATCTTAGTTTTTATATCTAATTGTTTTTTTTCTTTTTGAATTCTTCTTAAAAAAGCATAATGAACAATTTGAGTAAAATATGCAAATGGATTACGTGATTTTTCAGGATCAAAATTGTTTATATACTGAACACAATTCTCAATCCCATCAGATATCATATCTTCACGAAACATATAGTTAACAAAGTTTGGTTTAAATGATAAGTGTGTTGCTATCTTAAGGAAACACTCTCCAAGATAATTTGGTATTAATGGTTTACCCTCCCAAGGACCTGTCTTTGGTGGATCTTCATTATACTTTTTAACATATAGTTCCTTTGCTTTTAAAACTTTAGATCTATACACAATCATCGACTCTAAGAGTTGTTTGTTATTTACATAGTGTTCCGTTTTTTTTCTTGGCATGATCCAAAGATCCTCTCTAGAACTAGATTAATTATAACATATATTCACATACTTGACAACTTATTAAAATATATGTACAATACCCTTTGTAAGGGTTGAAAGGATATTATTAGCTTTCTTTATTACTATTAGGTCTTTTCCAATCATCTTCAAGTTTTTTTCGTGCATCATTAACATTTGATATGTAACCCATTTTTGAATCTGGTTTTACTTGATTTCCAAATTCTTCAATATCATATGGATTTTCAATAAAATCATTGTAAATATTAATTAATTTTTTATCATTCGTTTCTGTAATATAAATTATTTTATCAAATTTGATAATGAAAAAATCATCATCAGTTAATTCCATCCAAGGTCTTACTTTTATAAAAGAACCATGATTACCTCCCATCATTGACATAATGACAGGATTTTGAAGAACTACAACAGTATCATCATTTATTTCATCAGGTGCTACCAATGCAAAAATTTCCTCTCCAGAAACTAATTTAATAATAGCATAAAATTCTTCTTTCATTATTTTTTTAAAGGAATGTTTTTAATATCATAGTTAAAATTTTCCTCATTATATATTTTAATTCTCTCAATTAGATGATTTAGTGTATAATTTTTTCTGGATTTATAACTAATATCATCAGCAATATCATATAAAGTTGCTTTTTGTTTCTTATCACTTTTTCTTAGAACTCTTCCAATAGATTGGAGATTACGTATTCTTGATTTAGATGGTGATGCAAAAATTACATTATGCAAGTTCTTAATATTAATCCCAGTGGAAAAAGTCCCGTAAGAGGCAACGATAATCGCATCATTCTCACTTTCAGTGATTTCTCGTATCTGTTCCCTATCTTCGGTGGCAACACCACCATGAACAAAAAAGACATTTCGATTTTCAATAATATTACTTTTATTTATTAAATCAAATAAAGGTCTTCCATGAGTTTCTACTCTTGAAAATAAAATTAAAGTATTACCTCTTAAATCAAGAGCAAGATTTTTAATGAATTTATTTCTTTGATTATGGTTTATGATATATTGAACCTCATCCTCAAACGTTTCAAATTTATTCGGTGGATGTCTCAATAGAAGCACGTTGATATCTAGTTTTGCAAGATGCCCTTTCTTCATTAACTCATCAGTTTTAATGATCTTATAGGAAGGTCCGAACAATCCCTCAAGAACCCATTTATGTGTTTGCGTTCCATCAAGAGTTCCTGTAAATCCATATCTATATTTTGCATTATTTAACTTTGTCATTATAGATACTAATGATTTAGATTTAAATTGATGAGCTTCATCACCTAAAACAACATCAAACCTTACAAAATATTTTCTTGGAAGTTTGTATATTGATTGCCATGTTGTGATTATGACTTGTGAATCAGTTTCTCTATCTTTACCAGCATAAATTTTATGACAATATGAACCAACATCCCAACCATAATCTGAAAAGTCTTTATACATCTGCTCTACCAGAGATGTCGTTGGAACAACTATCAGAGTATTTTTATTTTGCTCTACAAAGTAACGAACGATTGAGTAAATCATCAAAGATTTACCGGAGGCAGTTGGACTTATTATTAATCTTCTATTGCATTTTAGAGCATCGTATACTCCCTCAATTTGATAATCTCTAGGTTTATACTTAGAGATATATTCCATATAATCCTTTACCCCTTCCTTTGAAATCATTTTATTAACTTCAAAGGGAGTTCCATAATACTTATTATCTTCAAATTCATAAGTATATCTATGATCCTCACAAAATTGAATCAATTTATCTAATAATCCTACGTATATCTCCCCAGTATGATTGCTGAACAATCTGATTTTTCCATCCCAGTATTTATTACGATACTGTGGCATAAACTTTGCACCTGGTACCTCAAAAGTAAAGTAATCTGATAATTCATAATATACGTGAGTATCTGATTTTACTTGTAGATATACTTCATCCTTTTTTGAAATAACCAAATGAGACATAACATCCCTATCATTTCAATTATTTATTACCTTTTCAGAATGGGTTGTTGTAATATGGATTGGGAATAGTAGGATTCACCAATTTACTTTCAGAATAGAAAATACCATCTTTGATTCCAGATTCATGTTGTGTAACTGTAATTCGATACTCAACAAATGTTTCCTGATTTGGTGGTAACGGTGGTAAGTAAAGACCTATCATTAGAATCCTGATTGAAACTTCTGCCACTCAATGGCATTTTTTATTTGATATGTGCGACCTGATATATTTCTAATTATTTCCTCAATAAATTTAAGAGTTACATCATAATATTTTATCTTCATGTCAATTGTATTTAACTTATCATCTGCCTCCATATGCCTTTGTATTGAATCTTTTTCCCTAACCTTATAAGGAAATGGATTTTCCATATACACCTCTGCAGGTGCTTTGCCAGTATAATAATTGTGTCTTTCTAGACGAATACGATTATATGACTCTCTTGCCTTTTCTCTTAATAACGAGATGGTATTATATATTGTATAATACTTTGAATGAAGTTGAGGTATTTTTAATGATTCATCATGTAAATTATCAGGATCAATAACAGAGTCTTTTTTCCACATATCCTGAATTTGTTCAAGATTCATAAAGGTGTTCTTCCATCGGGTGCTACTATATTATACACTGTATATTTAAAAACTGCTTCAGCTGTAAAGAAATTTATATCAGTATCAGATGCTGTAAAATCAAGTGATGTTAAACTTACTGGGAATAAATCATTAAATTTTACAATCGCAGTATCTCTATAATTACTATTTAAAATATGTAAACTACCATCACAAAAACTTTGAGATCTATCTCTGAGTCCATCTTCATCAATATTTAAATTTTTAAACTCCTCTGTTGTCTCTGGATATCCTAAACCTTTTAACCAATTATGAATCAACATGTAATTTTCCAAATTTTCATCCACTAAAAAATTTAGTGAAAAATCACCAAATTGTAATTTATCACCAGGTATATCAATATCTTTTAAATAAGATGTTTGTATTGTTGTACCTAAAACTAAATCAGGTATTGTTGCAGAATAAGAAAAAAATGTTACTTTACGATTTTTTGATAAAGTAAATTTAAATCCTATCGGTGATAAAAAATTACGATTTTCTATTTGATTTTCATATGCCCTTGCCATAATTATTCACTTACCACAACTGAATTTTTCCACCAACTAGGTTGATATGTGTATGATTTATTTCCTATTGTTCTTGTAATACTCGTGTTTTTTTTATCATTTGCCTCAGATTCACTAGTATAAATTTTACGTGAATCGTAATCATTTGTCCAACTATTATCTCCCGCATAATATTCTACACCACCTGTTGGTACAGATGAACCTAAGATACTAATTTTTTTTATGTGATAAGGCATCTTTTTTTAATTTCTTAACTTTTTTTGCATATGAAATATCAGCACTTGAATAAAAAATTGGATTTTTCTTTGCTCTTTTAAGGATAAGTTTAGCTGCTTTTTTATCTTTCATATAAGTATTTATCACATAAAAAAAGGGGTTGTAACCCCTTTTGTAATCTTTAGGAGAAGACCTCTTTACATATTCTTTTACAAATATGTTGATCGTCTTCACAATCAATTAAACACTCGTAGTATTCGTTGATTAAATCATTATTCTGTTCATTTTTCGAACCTGCTAATTGATTAAAAGAAATTAAATTGTGCATAATTGATCTAGTAATGTTCTCATAACAAAGAACTTTGATACATCTTGTTCTCCGTAATTACATAGTTATTTATTGGAAAAATGTTAAAAATGTGTTAGAATCTTAACAAAAAGAAATGCCTACGAACAAATACCTAGGCATAAAAAAAGAGGGTATTAATACCCTCTAGAGAAAATTGTAATATTAAATTACATTAGATTTTGAACTGTAACTCTTCTGTAGTATCTGTTGCTATTAGCAGTGATTCTACCAAGTCCAGCAGTTGTGCCTTCGGCAAATGGGTTTGCTACGATTCCGTAACGAGTCTTAAAGCCAATTTTTGGCTGGAAGGTGTTTTCTCCCACTGCACGAACCATCTGTAGTGGTACGTATGGGCAATAGAATAATCCTGCGTCATAAGGTGATGTGCCTTTATAACCCATGACATAATACTGCTTACCAGTTCCAGATCCTGCTGTTGGAGCATTTGCTGAATAAGGATCGATGTATACACGATACTTACCTGCAAGAACACCAGCAAATGTATTACCTGTGTCGTCAACGTTTAGGTTTGCATTAAGTGCAGGAGTGTAATCAAGTACACCAGCCATTGTTAATGCTGAGGCAACGTCTGCGGAGCAAAGGATCATATTGCCCTTTCCACGACGAGTTCTTTGTGCGATTGCGTTTGCATCTCTTTCCATCTGGAAGATAAGTCCTTTGAACTTCTCAACTGACCATCTACCGTTTGAATCGATATCTAAATCGAATGTTCCAGCAGTTGCAACGTTTTGAGTAGCACCAGTTTCAGCAGCTTTGTAGATAGTTCTAATAACTTCTCTATTAATTTCAGCAAGAATCTCTGTAGAGAGAATATTTGCTAATTCTGCCTCTGCATTTAAACCATGAATTGCCTTAAGGTCTTGAGCAAGTTCTAAACTGTACTCTGCCTTTAGTGCTCTGGATTTCGCAGTAACGGTGAC